TTAATTGAATCGATTAGTTCTTAGCAATTGATTTTCCTGAGATAAATTAAGAAGAAAATCAGCACTTTGTAGGATAATACAACCGAGACAGTAAATTAATGAATACCCCATAACAGAGACAATAGCAAAACTAGTAGGTCTCAAATAATCTTTTATCTCTACTGATAAATTAAAAGACGTTAGAATAGGCTGTATAAAAATAAAAAGAATGGCACAAATCAAAACTAATGAGGCAATCGTCAAGGGTTTAATCAACTCTCTTGCTCGTTTCATCAAAGTATTAGCTTGAGTATTTGATGTAGTATCTAAAATACCTTGCTGTATTTCAATTTTTGTTATCGACAACCATGCACCAACAACCCCAAATATGATTGCAGATAAGGTAATCAAAAAGCCAATTATTTCTTTATGATTAGCAAAAGGAATATTTGAACCATATTTGAATCCAATAGCAAAAACTATAATTGCTAATACAATTGCTATAATATCTTTAAGCGACACTTTCAACTTCCTTAACAATTATTTTACTATGGTCAAGCTTTTTTATAAGGTGCATCAATGATTTTAATTCTGGTCGCTCAGAAGAAAGCATTTTCAAGTCTCCATCTACAGTGTTAGTTACAACAGTTCCAGCAAGCCAATGAATTTTTTGATCTCCTTTAAATATAAAACCAACATTATATTCGCTAGAGCCATCATTATCTTGATATTGCTTAATTAGCTTCTTCACATTCGCATAAGTAAAGCTAACAGGAATTGTTAATCTAGTTGTTGCCTTCCTACTAATCGGAATCCCATTCATAAACCTAGACCATTTCTCGACATAACTTTCATTCTTATCAAACAACAAGTTTTCTGTAGTAACGTCTTTTACAATTTTGGTAATATAATGAGCATTGTTCATAAGGTATTCTTCTGGAAGTACATCTTTAAAAGGTGTCATATGAAAAGAAGGATATATCCCTTTATCAGGAAACCTATTATCGATTGTTCCTTTTGGTTTAGACTCTGCACAAAGACCTTGAATTAATTCGCCCCCTTCCTCTCTATTCACCGAATGTGAAGAGAAGTGTCTTAAATAACCTTTTAAATATGATTTGAACTGAGTAATTCCTAGCACATGGTTATCTAGTTTGATTGTGGCTATACATTTTTTTATTGGGGATATATAAAAGAAAGTAGGATAACCAGGAATATCATCCTTACCAATTTGTGTATGCTGTACGGTTGCATCTAAAGTTGAACTCTTTGCTGAGACAGAGGAATAACCATTTTTGCTATTTGGAACTTTATTCCAAAGAGCTATAATATATTCGCCATTATCTTCATGAAAATCTAAACAATAAGATTCAAGAGACTGGCTATTAGCTGAAAATGTTGCTGTTTCAATAAACTGTCGGTTAACTCCATGCCCCCATTCCATAAGCTCTTTCATTAAATCTTTAGCAGTTAAGTACTGTCTAGCTATTTGGCCATTCTGCCCCGTATGAGCATATAAACCCATTGCTTTGATCTTATAATAGGTTAATGTTATTTCCTTACTTGGCATGCCTTCATCCCTGTATAAATTATAATTATGTAAAATGTATATCGAATTATCTATAGTACTTATACCAGAATTTAAAGAACTAAAACATCGAACTATCGACATAAAGCCATATATTTTAGTAGATTCTCCCCCCGTAATACATAACGGGGAGTTAGTGTACTCGCTACGCGAAAAAGTGCAGAAGAGACTAGACACTAGAAATTAAATGAATCGCTTCGCTCGCTAAGTGCAGTCTGTTTTTTTTCTTAACGCTTCGCTAAAAAAAGAACAAACGCAAAACTGACAAATCGCTGTAAGTGTTGGTATATAACGCATACAGAGGTACTCCGAAAAAACTTTACCCCCGTATTACTAAACGGGAGTAAAATCTTTCATTTCCTCCCACCGCGCCATTCCTCTTCCTCGTTGCTCAGGCTTCGCCCTCGTCCTCGTCATTGGCGCTAAAGGTCGTCAATTGAAAGCTCAGTTGCCTAAAAGTAATAAAAGTAATCAGTAAGTAAAGAATAGAGAAAAGGTCAAAAGAAGGTTCCAAAGAGCTTCAAGCCTAATTTAGTAAAGTAAAATAAAGGTTTCTAAGAACATTTTTAAATAGACAAAAATAACCTCAGACACTCCTTGATTTTCATTGACAAAATTATTCTCTCACTCTGTTTGATTAGCATCAAATTAAGCGCGCACCCCTATGTCGCTACGCGACGGGTACACATTAAATTGACACTATCAAGGAACTTAGAGCATGACTAATATTGAAGCTGAAATCGCCAACACTTTAAATGAGATTGAAGAACTAAAAACAGATACACGTGCAATTGTGGCAAAAGCAAAAGCTATAAACGAAAAGGAAGAGCAAGGCATATTCGACAGATTTGTTATAGCCAATACACCTACCTTAGAAATAGAAGAAAAAAACTTAACATTAACCGCGACAACCGACGACTATCTTTGTGTTCAGTCTGGTTGTATCACAATGGCCGTGCATAAAGTGACCATCAGCAAATGTGATGAATCATGGATTTACGATTTGTATAACGACGAAAATAATCGTGTAGGGTGTTTCAATATCTACGGTCAGGAGTTTAATGAACAGATTGAAAGCTTCATTCAGGGCTACGTCACCAGTGACGAGGTGTTAAATGACCTCTAGAAACTCAACCTATGAACAGAAAATGCGCGATAAAGGATTAAAGAAAATAACCCTATGGATACCTGATGAATGTGCTGATGATTTAAAACTTATGGCTAGTATCTGTTGCGATAATAAAGATTTAATTCCCTCAACAGTAAGAAGCTTAACCACTGGAAGAATGAAAGGGATTAACAATGCTTAGAACCGAAAGAGTCGACACCTGTTATTGCGATAACTGTGTATGTGAAACTACTCACGATGTCATCGAACTCGATGCTTATGAAGATAACTACCATTGTGAAACGTGGACTTGTAATTGTTGTGGAGAAGAAAACTAATGCTAATTAAAATTAATGAATCAGAGCCTGAGTTCGTCGCGTTCGTTGAACAGCTCAAGCAACATTACAGTGAAGCAACCGCAGCTGGTGCAACAAAGAAAGCGATCGTTAATCATGTTTCAGTAGCCAATGATTTAAGAAAAACAAAAAGGAAGCTGGAAAAGCTAGAGGCGATACTTGAAGAAATCAAAACGATAAAGCGACAGCAAAAAGGGTTGCAACAAGCTTTAGATATTTTAACTGATTAGTACCAAAAAGTTATCCTGGCAAGCGCGCCTGGCGCATGAATTGGTACCAAAATCAGCTTACCGGTTTAACCAGGTTAAGCACGTTTGGTACTAAAACGTAAAAACATGAAATAGTACCAAAAAGTTATCCTGGCAAGCGTGCCTGGACAATGAATTGGTACCAAAATTAGCTTGCCGGTTTAACCAGGTTAAACAGCTTTGGTACTAAAACGCTTTAAGTACGTGATAATTGCTACGTACTTAAAACACTGTATTTGATTAATTATGAGATTTGGGAGAATGCCTGAACCCATCCTAACCCTACCCAAAACAACTAAACCAATCAATTCCTGCATTTATTCACTCAATGCCATTTGATCAACAAGATTTGCAATAACATCTGGAGTAATCAATTTAGGCAAACAAGTAACAATCTTAAAACGGTCTTTTCTCTTTAACTTAACCATACAGTCATTAATAAAAGTGACTTCATAACCAAAGTAATACAAGTCATGGTTGTTAATAGATATCTGGTCATCACCAGCAGTCATAACAAAAAAATATTGTTTATATTTCTTGTCTTTATTAAGTACAACATCTTGATAACCAGTAAGGTAAATCTTAGTAGCATCGAACGGCAACTCTAAAGAAATGCGAATTTCATTACTACCCGAATTAAGGTTAGCACTATTAAAAAAACTAGTATCTTGAGGAGTGGCCTTGCTAGAAGCTTCGCTACCTTGCTTATTACCCTCCACATAAACGTGCGAGATTGCTTTACTATCATCCTTAATAAACGCCCACCATGTCGCATAGCCGACAGCAAAAAATAATATGGCGATAGTAAAAATAAGTGTAGGATCTTTAAAACCGTTAACTCCTCCTCGCTTTGTAATGCCGCCTGTGCTTGTGCTTCTGTAACACTTGTGAACTTCAAGGGGGACTTTTCGCCACTTGGTAATATCATCTTTCTTTTTGGGTTGTCCTGAGCTTTTAGGGCTATGTTCATGAATTCTTGGCCTCCTATAGAAATAAGGTATAAATTCGACTGCTTGGTTGTATTTATGAAAATAGGCAAACTCACAAACAGAACGTACTAGTTTGTGAATTTCCGAGATTTCAGGAGTACAATAAATAATATCCCAGTTATACTTTCTATGACGCATATTGGCTTCGCGCATAAGCTTAGGGTAGAGAATATTACCATCTTTATCTAAAACGATTTCCCCTGTATCGTCACTAGTACCTTCACTAATATCAGGCTTAAATTGCTCTATAGCCACCTTATAATGATTATAAAATTTTTCTGGTAAATGCTCCTTTATTGAATCAATACCTTGATTGTCTAAATCCTCAGGTTTAAAAACTTTTGAGTCATTTGGAAAAACATCTTGAACCTCATCAATAATAATAAACGCCTTAACAGGCATCCACCAAAACCACCTACGCCATAAAAACAAACCCGTTTCAGTTTGACTTGATAATCGCCAAATATCAGCACTTTCAGGAAATACTTCATCGAGTTCAATCTCAATAGATTCTTTAGTTAATACACCCTCGATATTCGTAACAACTACACGACCAGCGCGTAAAGCTGGGAGAACTTCAAACCAGAAAGCACTAGCAGACTTAAAAGAACCAGGGGCGCCATGAAAAATACTAGCCGACATATTTATATACCTCTTTAAATGGAATTGAATGCTCTATAGAACCCCCAAAAAACACCAAGAGAAAAAGAAGTAAAAACAAGACAACCAATATTGCAGGAGCAAATTTAAACATAAAAATCACCTTATAAAATTCATTACAAACTTGGTTATATAAGCATTAAACAACAAATTAACACCATCAAAAAAACGCATATCAACACAAGCTTGTCTAACATCTTGAGGCAACAAAGCCATTTGAGCCGTTATTTGAGACATAATATTTAAGTCCTGAATAATCACCTTTGCAACACCCCACGAATACTGCATCAACTCAAGCTGAAGATATAACTTTGCTTTAACTAACCAAATAACAGCCCATGCAGTCAAGCGTTGAAACATGCTAGGAACATCATCAAAAAAATAAGTCCATAATTCACTAAAACTATCAGCTACCATTTGTGAAGAGCCAGCAGCATCTTGATAAGTATCACCAAAAGCAATAAAGGGTATAAATAAGAAAATCAATAGTATTTTTTTCATTAATCTTTCCTCAATAAAATAAATCCAGCAATAACCGAACATAAAAACATAATCGGGCCTGATAACAATTTAAAAAAATAGTCAAAACGGCCTAAAGTTAAATCGAAGTTACCTTGTGATAAAGCCAAGACACGAGACTCATAGCCAGTAGAGCTAGGGACAGTAATAGTAATTAAACTAGTAGCCTCAGCCCTTGCACTAGTAACAAAAGATGAAATATCAGTTTTGATTTGTTCAATCTCAACCTGCAAAGCAGCTTTACTGGCATCATCAAACAAGGAGTTTATTTTTGATTTATCTGGGGAGGTAGTTGTCGTGGTAAAACTTTCTTTTTCTTCATCTTCAGTTAATTTTTCACCTAAAGACTCAATGGCCGCAACAACTTTTGCATTACCCGATTTAATCGTTGATTGAGTAGCCTCGGCCGTTTTACGTTGACCATGTTCTATTTGAGTAAGTTTATTGTTACCCGTTTTAGCTAAAGCTTGATTTTCAATACCCACTTTAGCTTCATCACTTAACAGTGCACTTGGATCAGGTGTCCAATTTCCACCCGCATCAAAACATGAAGCACAAAGACCAGCTACCGCAACAGAGCAAGTACCAGCCCCAGCAGGACAACTTGTTTCCTGATAATCACTCGTTTCATCCCATTCACCGTCATTATCTTCACAAAAGCCACGACTAGAAGAGGCAGAAATAACAGAGCAAGTACCTTTATCATCAAAATAATTACTATCACCCTCACCAACATCAGGATGTTTTGAGGTATCACAATAAAGTTCATTACCGACACCGATACAGCCATCATCACAAATCTCAGAGCCTTGCGTTGTAGAGCAATGTTTAGCTTTGTTAGCTGCACAATAATTAACACCATCAGAATATATGCAACCGTCCTTAGCATCACCCGTACCACCATCATCATATGGAGGATTTTCCGAAGATACACAGCCACCAAGAGAAGCGGAAACACCTTTATAATAAGTACCTGTATTTGGTCCACTACCCGTAGTTACTTTTTGAATATTACAAGATTTACTACCTGTTGGTGATGTGTAACACATATCTGGAGCCGTATTATTACCAGAATCTAATACAAGACCTTTACACTCTTTTTCTTTTTCTTCATCTTCTTCATCAGTAGGAACATCATCAGGGTTATAGCATCTTTTCTGTCCATTTATTTCAGTTGATGAAATGGCCAATGGTGCAATGTCAGGAGGACAAATTTGAGACTCAACCGTATTAACTACACTACCAGTTATACGAGAACGATCAGTTGTAAAAGCTAATGAACATGGTTCGCTGCTATATCTCGGGTGATACTTAACCTCAATAACATAAGAAGTATTACCTTCAACCTTTTTAGAGCTTTTACCATTACAAGCATTATAAATGGCTTTATTAAGTATTTTTGGTGCTAAAGAACCATAACAAATTCCGCTTAATTGTTTATTTGTAAATGTATCTCCCTCTGCTGAAGTAGTCGAAACAAGACCACCACCACTACAATTTATCGTTGAAGATAAAACGTCTTTAGGGGGAACAGTCACCACAGTTCCATCGGTGAAAATATCAGCAACAGAAAAAAAAGGCGAAAAAAAAGCGACTATAAAAGCCGCTAATTTCAACGCATGCGACGCATTATTAACTTGTACGTATGCCACTAGAAAACCCCTCAACAAAACAATAAGTAAAAATGGTCGCAAACATTAATGAAGTAAGCATGCTTAATGCTCTTACTTAGAAGTAAGCAACTTGTAAACAATACCAACACCCGTCACAACAGCCGCAAGTGTTAAAATAACAACAACAGCCGCCTCAACATTGGTAGAGCCATCAGTACCAGCCGCACCAATTGCTGCAGAGTGGTCAGTTGCCATTGAACCAAAAGAAGCTAGAGCGCCAGTTGCACCAGCAGCTAAAGCTTTAGCGCCTTTTGAGTTAGCAATACGGTTTTTCATTTTGTTAAATGTGTTCATGTTTTTCCCCTTAAAGGATTAGTTTTAAAATTATGTCTTACCGAATATTCGGTTGACACGACCAAGTGAATGGCCAGTTATAAACCCTATTAAGCAAATCGCATTAAAGTATGCGAAATCCTCAACAGAGAATTCGAACAAGTCTTTGAGAACGGCCACGATTGCTTCAAGAGAAATCGCGTCATAGTCAGACTTGGTTAAAATAATCAAACCCGATGGACAAGCATCTACTGGCTGATTACTTATGGCTAAAACACCATTACTTTTTACTTTTACACAGTCGGCCGCAGTAGCGCTAAATGAGAAAAGAAGAAAAATAATGATTAAAGCTTTCATTTATTACGTACCTTTAAAGCTGCTGCATTTAACTTTTCATCGAATGATTTCTCTTTAGCTTGCTTCATTGGTTTGACTGAATTAGTCAAATTCGTATGAACGCGATAAAGGAAATAAACGAGTGCTATAAAGTTAAGGGCAATTAAAAAGGTCATAATATTTACCTGTAATTAGCTAGCTTTCTGTTGTTGAGCAGGTTCAATCACAAGCAGTACTGCTTTTGAATCAACGTAAACGTTGCGGTAGTCACCAACGTTTACAGGGAGTTCAACCAAAGCGCCGTGATTTTCTGAAAGCGTTTGAAGAAAGAACGCATCTTTTTCTTTTTCAGCGCTAATACGTGCTGTTCTAATCATTTTTTGTTCTTGGTCAAAACCATTAATAAAAGAGACTTCAATACCAATTTCGGTATAGCTATTCTCTTGAGCTACACCACCTTTATCGATGTAACGATTTTTAGTTAACTTAGTACCGACTAAAAGACCGCGTAAAAAAATACCTGTTTGAATACTCATGTTTATCTCCAAATAATTAAATGTTTAAGCTGCTGCCGTTTGTGCTTGTTGTTGTAAAACCCACTCTTCAATAACTGAGGCTTTCAACCGTTTAGGCATTGATGAACGGCAGTCAGGCTCTTCAATGTCTTTTACAAATTTCTCTACAATTTCACTATCAGATAAACCACAAATAACGCGCATCATGTTGATGGCTTTACGTGTGCTGATAACTTGGTTTTCAACAATCTTTTCTATGGTCATGGTTGCTTGCTTAACCAATGTTTTGATTTTGCATTGCTCAACACTCAAGAACGCGAGTGCTGGGTAAGTGGCCGCAAGGTATTCACTCGGTTTTACCATGGCATCCAATGGAATTATTCGTTGGCTTGAATGTAATTCAACTTCCCAACGTACCCACTTAGATTTCATATCACCAAGCTGTTTACCTTTTTCATAAATGCGTAAAAGCTTGCCCGATTCACGTGAGCCGATATAAAGCGTTTTTCCTTTACTTGGAATAAAACCAAAGGTCTTTTTAGCCGTTGATTTAGTTGATTCGTTACTAATCGCTTTTAAGTCTTTGAAATTCTCTTTCAGCATTTTTTCCGTTAAATGACCAGACTCAACATACATATAACAAGCAGGGCGACCGCCAGAGTTAAACTGGCCTTTCTTGGCCTTGGTCAATGCTCGCTTAATAGAGTGCTTCCCTGCGTAATCGTCATGCGCTAAATCGATGCGCGTAATTTTCAGTGCCGGTATGTTTTTGATTTCTTCATAGAGGCGTTTCATATCCAAGGCATTACAACCCGTTCCCATGAACGACACGTAACAACCAAGGTTTTTACCACCCCAACAAATAACACCCGCTTGCTCGCCATCGGCATAGAGCGTTGCTGAGTAAGAATAATTAAAACGTCCTGTCGGATTATTCTTAACTGTCCAAACATAGGTTTCCGATGTGAAGACGTTATTCAAGCGACAGACAAAGCGTTCAACCTCGCCACAGCCCAAAACATCAAGTAAATCTACGCCAATGTTGTCTAATAAATTGTTTAAACGGTCACCATATTTAACGGCTGTATCGACTTCTAATTCACCTTTTAACATGTCACGTAATTCGTAACGTGCAGCGACTTCATTGTCTGAAAGTGCTAGTGATTTAAGCGGTAAATCTTTATGTCTACGATTGTTATATTCACGTGTAATGGTGCTACAAGACTCTTTGTAACGAGTCAAAATGGCTTCGTATTCATGTGCATTGAATGCGGTAGTACCTAAGAGTTCTTTGTTTTTTGTCTCTTCAAGCTTTGCTAGTTCACGATTTAAAGCAGCATCTTTAGCTTTAACGATTAATTCGCCTTTGATACAAGCGCCAACTTTAGCCATGCGTTTAATGTTTAATAGTTCTTGTGGTGACCAAGTAAGGGACAAGGCATCAACTAAACAAGGGATTGTTGTTGGTTTAGTCTTCATCAAAAGCCCCTTGTCGTTGTAGTTCGTGATAGTTAGTTTCATCAACTTCAATTAAGTTGAATTCGTGACCATGAACGGTTTGAAGAAATCCAATTAACGAGACTAAGTTACAAAAGTGATGCACTTGGCCGTTGTGCTGTATAGCAACATCGCCCCAGTCTTCTCTTTGAAAATAGACGTTAGGATTGTTCATGATTAAGAAACCGCCTGAGCTTCAAGGCGTAAAGCATCCATATTGATGAATGTTTTTTCACGAAGTTTTAATTTGGCTTTAATTGGTAACAAGCCTTTGTGAATTTGTTGGCGAACATTACCCTCAGAATCGCCAGTGATACGCGAATAGTCAGCTACAGTTATGAAAGGCATACTTAAAAGCACTAAATCACTTTTTAGTGATTTAAATTGACTGTCTGTGAGTGTAATATTGCCTGTTAACATAATATCTCGCCTATAGTGTCACCACTCGTTACCTAATGTAACTTACGAGATAGTAAACGCACACACAGTGACTTTCAATACCTGAAAGTGACTTTTTTAGGTGATTTTAATTATGACCATGATTTCTAAAGATATTTTTTTTCGATTAATGAAAGAAAATAATGCTAAAACATTAAAAGAACTTTCAAATATGTATGGTTATAAAGATAACTGGGCAACAACGACCAGAAAACGTGAGGGAATTCCATTTGAAGCATGTGCAATGACTTCAGAAAAATTTGACGTGTCTATGGATTATTTATTGTTCGGAAAAGAAAATAATACAATTGATGTAAATGAGTTAAAAACGTCTATAACCGAGGGGATTTTTGCAATGATGCAAACTGATATGATCGTATTAAACAAAGACGTAAAAATATCAACAATGGCTAATATAATAACGTCTGAAATTATAGAGAATTGCGACATAAAGACGAATGAAAAAGTAAGAAAAGCTATTTAATAACCTTAAACGTTCCTAAATCAATAACATTATTAACTGATGAAACTTCACTTTTATCAACCATCAATTTTGCTTGTGATTCCCACTCTCTAAGGTATTTTATTCTATAATCAGAATGAATATTTTTAATTTCAAAATAGCGTTTGATTAACTCTTTTTCATGATAAACACTACTAGTCTTTTCAAACTTTAAAGTCTTAAAAACAGCAAAAAACACTATAAAGATAAACGCCCAAAGTAGAAACTCCATCTTATTCTTGTTCCATAAGCAAATACACAAATACTTAAAAAATATAAAGTTAACGTAAAAATTGATTGTAAGTTGATGAACCACATAATTGATTCGTCAGTGTCATAAATAACAACCCTAACTCTATGAATTACTAAATAACTAATAGCAATTAAAAAATAACAGCCATAAATAAACAATGTTGATTTTTCATGCTTAAGTTTAAAAAATAAGTGCGTAAAAAGTGAAATAGTAATAGAAACTAAACAACCAAAAGCTGCACCTAAATAATAAGTATAAAAACTTAAAAACATCTTCGAGAACTGCCCAAAAATGCAATAACACAAAGCAAGGCTAAGAATTATTAAATTCGACTTATTTTCATCTCGATTAATAAAACTAAAAACAAAAACAACAAAATAAGTAAATAAATAAAACTTAGCAATAAAATGCGCTAAACCTAAACTAATCATTAATATTCTTTTTTCGGCCTATCTGGGTGTCCACCACCATTATCAAAAAGGACTTGAGCTTCAGGTGAGATACTCAAAGTATCAGAAGAACTAACAACAGGAGCTGTCTCGCCACTGCCTTTTTCATCTGGTTTTTGTTGGCTTTTTAGATTTTGTTGATATTGGGTCGCTAACTGTCCGCTTCTTATCTCCATGTTTATCCCTTAAACTTAAATTAAAACGAAATTGACGAGAATAATAATGAAATTTACAATATATTAACATTACAAGGGATTACAAAAAAACGCAGTGTTTAAGTAAAAATAGCAATAAGGATATATAAAATGCTAAAAACATTAATGACAATCGGCTTATTAATAGTTTCAAATCAAATCTTTGCAAAGTCTAAATGCGAATCAGAATGGAATGCTCTTAAAAATGTTCAATCTCAATTAAGACATAAATCTACCGAATATTTAAGAAAGAAAGAGCATAGAAAACACGACGAATATCAAAAATGCCGAAAAGGTAAAAATAAGAAGTCAAAGAGCTATAAAACAACAAGCAATCAAAAAACAGCATATAAAAAATATAGCTATAGCAATTACCCAACTAAAAATATAACGAATAAAGTATCTCTAAAGGGAAAGTTCAAAGACGAAAAGCAGGACGCTTGGATACAATACTATGACAAACCAAAAGAATGTATATTGCCTAAGAACATACAAGTATTTTCAAGATGCTTAAGTAAAAGGGATGAAGAGGCAAAAAAATTCGATATGGAATGGACAGCAAGCCACAGTGAAAAAAAATTTAACCATTAAGTCATAACTTATAAGTTTATTGCTTTAATCCAAAACCCTGAACTTCAACAACATGTCTGTTATGTGCTCTTTCTTGTGCTGAAATGGGGTCTTGTTTATCCCATTTCTTGAACAACTGAAGCTGTCTTTGTGAATAAGTAACTCCGTAAGATTCTGTCATATAAAAAGCGACTCTAGCAATATCACCTTTCTTATCGGAAGGTGGCACAATTCCTCTTGAGCCTATTTCAATATCACATTTTCCGTAGGTCTTAACTTTGTTCTTAGCAACATCTACAAATGGCTTATTTGAACGGTCAGCATTGACTTGACCCACAGCAGGGTACAAATTTACTAAATCATTATGGGCTTGTTTATAATCTAAATCATGCTTTTGACAATATTTACGCGCACTGTCTTTTACTGCTTTTGAATCAATAGCGCATTGCCTTGTTTTGTTGTTAACTTTAAGCATCCAAGATGCAGGGATAATATGTTCAGCCTCTGTTCTTAGAGAGCGCTTTCTCTGTTTTTTAGGAAAGAAACTTTGTAGACCACAACTATTTAAATCTGTCTTTCTAGCTGACCAATTACAACCACAATATAGTGTTTCACCTGTGTTATTGAACACTTTAGAGTACAACTTTTTCTTAGCCGAACTAAAGCTAACGACCTTATTAGTTACGGCATAGCTAGCAGTTGAAATAAAAGATAATATTACTATGGCAAAGGTGTTCTTTATAAATCGATTCATTTAATGTTCTCTTATTAATTTTGGCCTAGCCTCTAAACCTATTAACTATATAACAGTCCAAGTTGTGGTCACTTTTGCCACAAAGCAGACATTAGCATTTTAGTTAATTGGACAGGTTGGATTAGGTTTTGTATCGATAACGCTTTGCTAAGGGGAATAATAGTTGGCTACAATGTGTGAGGAACGAGCGCAACCGACTGTTATTTATCCGTTTTGTTAACTTGTAGACTAGCCCCTGGCATTACGACCAGGTTCATCCTCTAACACCCTAAAACGCCAATATTTATCTGGCTTGACCCATACAACATCGTCTGGAGTCAGCTTTTTAAATGCATTTAAAAGGTTAGGCTTCAACACTAGGTTTCCATCACTATTTTCTCTAAGAAGAGAATCAATTTCGGACTTAACTAGATAATCAACAACATCATCCTGATATATACATCCGTCCTTGTTGAGTTGATCTTTCATCCATGAAGATACAGCTATAGCGTCCACCTTTATTTCTCAGGTGTAGCTAAAACTAATGATGCTTCAGGAAAGTCACAGGTATCGGCCTTCTTTCCAGCAAACCATTGGCACCTGTATTTCCCTATAAATTCCATTCTTGTGTTAGTCATAACTTTTTCGACCGACATATTAGGCCCGCCAGACTTCAGCTTCACTAAGTCACCTATGTTATATATATTGCTCATTTTTTTCTCCTGGTAATTATGTAAATGTTATATACGATTAAATTTAATTAAGTAATAGGGTCAGATACACATTAATACCCCTAGATTTCAATATTGGGTCATAAATTACTTTTACAACTCATTAGAAAATATAGGATAAATATAATGAGGCTAACTTCCGCTTAGCGCACAAAAAAGTCGTAAAAACTAATTCATGAAACGTCTGCTTTCACATCTAAGTGAAGATTAGATTAGAAGATTTTATAATATGGAGTAACATATTCAAAAGGATATAGGATTTAGCCATGAATAAAATTAAAAAAATACAAGATGGAATTTGGAAAACTGATTCTGAAAGCAAACCTTATCTAGTGGACTTAAGACCAAACGGTCATGCTGGAACACGTTTCAGAAAATCACTTTTATCATTAGGCGAAGCAAGAAGGTATTTAAACCATAAAATATCAACACATCATAATCTTAAAGAATGGGAAATAGCACCAGAAGATAACAGACGTTTACTCGAATTAATTGAACTCTGGCATAAATTACACGGCAAAAGCTTAAACGACATAACGAAACGTTTAGCTAAAATGAAAGCCATGTGCGACAAAATGAAAAACCCCATAGTTAGAAAAATAACAGCAAATGATTGGTCAGAATATAGAGCCGAACGATTAGAAGTTGTATCTATAAAAACAGTGAACAATGAGCAAACTTATTTAAACGCCATGTTTAACGAGTTGATAAGATTAAATGAAATTAATGAAAACCCGATTAAAAATGTAAGAGCATTAAAATATAAACAGCCTGAAATGGGTTATTTATCACCTGATGAAATACCGTTGCTACTTGAAGAGTTAAAAAAATCTAGAAATGAAGATGCGTATCTTGTTGCTAAAATAGCATTATCAACTGGTGCAAGGTGGGGCGAAGCCGAGAACCTAACTAATAGACAAGTAGCACATAACAGAATTACTTACACAAACACCAAAGGCGGGAAAAATAGAACAATCCCAATTAATGATGATTTAGCAAAAGAGATCCCAAAAAAGAAAGGTAGATTGTTTACTAGCTGTATTGGGGCATTTAGAAAAGCATTAGAACGGACGGCGGTTCAACTCCCTAAAGGACAATGCAGTCACGTATTAAGACATACCTTTGCAAGTCACTTTATGATGAATGGCGGAAACATACTGGTATTACAGCAAGTGCTAGGACATGCTAGTATTACAGATACAATGAAGTATGCGCATTTTAGTCAAACCCACCTTGAAGATGTAATAAAGTTTAACCCACTAGCCCCCATTTAA